TAGACGCAACAAAACGTCGGTAACCAACACCCGGTTCCGTGTGACCGACGATGTATTGCGCGCTCGCCAACGACGCCACCGAATCGCCGGTCCAAATCAGCAGTGGAGAAGCCACGCTCTGCATCTGTTTCAGATGCGCGTTCGGAAATACCTGTTGACAGGGGGGTATAGGAAGTTGTGCCGAAGGTGGGATGACGTATCGGGGATAGTTCTGAAAGTAGAACTTCCCTTCCCCAAACCAGATAAGCCGCCCGCATTGATTGGACAGTGATGGGACGTAGTGTTGTGCTGGTGTATAAACGTAACGATCGCCGCGTATAAGCGCCGCCGCCAGAACAGCGTTGACCGCCGCGCTATCGTCCGAACCCCAAGTGACCTGCTGCCAGTTTGTAGCGTTGTTAGTGAGGGAGAACGATGCTGATGGCGCCAGCGCGACGATGATCGTGTTGGAATTTGTCACGGTCACGATTGTTGTGGTTAGGACTCCGCCGCCTGACCCCATGCCGCCGGTAGCCATACCCTGCGAACCGAATACGATCGGCTTGCCAACATCCCCGGACCCGAACCAGTTGCCCCACACAACAGTCTGGCTAGATGTCACCAGCGTCGTTTGCGCCGAGGTCCGAAGGATGATCTGTGTATTGCCGGTCGAACCGTTTGCCAAGTTGACCAAATCGATCCAGGTCACCAAAGGCGCACCGTTCAAACCAGCACCAGGGACTGTGATCGGCATGCCTTGATCGATATAATCGAACGCGCCAGACGCAACGGTCAGTGTGTGCTCGCCGGCGTTGATAGAGCAAGACAGCGTTTGCGACTGTGCGGCCCGGCCGCCGACCGTGACGGTGGTATTCGATGCCGTGCAGGTAATCAAAGCCCAAGATTGCTGACAATCTCCCTTGGCCACCGCGCCGGAATAACCCGGTATGGCTGTATCCATCGTGGAGTAGCAACGCGGAGACGTTAGTATGTTGACTCGCGATACGCTTTGACTGCTTAGGCCAGCCAAGTTCCCAGTGGGTTGCAGCGCGGTCGCGGCTTCAGCAACGGTAGCCGTCAGACCGAGTGCCGCCTGAGATGCGGCTTGCGTCGTGATGCCACTGCTTAAGCTTAGGATTTGCGACAATACCGCCTGTACATTAGTGCCGTTCTGCACCATAGGCACGGCCTCGTTGCCACTAAACGCGCCAGCTGTTGGCATCTGCGTTATTGATGTGCCGTCTGTCATTGCATCACCTTCTTATATGATGATATTACAGTTGTTGAGGATGTTAGTTACATCAAACATTAGTCCGCGTGGAATCCGCCTCCAACAAGAACGGCACCCCACTCTCCAACTCGAGATAGCCCGCACCGCTTTCAAGAAGGATGAATCCTACGCTTTCAATGATGGACGGGTCAGCAATAACATTACTCGTATCAGCCGACAACAACGAATAGACGTTGAATCTAGCTATGTTTTCACGCGTCATCATGATAGTGACATCGATATGATCGATGTACTGCATGTTGATCAAATCAGGTACTACGGTCTGCCCGCCAATTGACGTCACCTTAACACTTATATTAGCTAGCGTGTCTCGGTTCTGTCCGATATTCAGGCCGCGACGTAGTATTCCTGCGTTAGCAGAAGAATTTGGTCCGTAGAACGAAGTAACTACAGTCAACGTCTCCCAATCATGTATGATATCCTGACCGTTACCGCTATTACCAGTTGGATCATGCTCAATATAGGGGAAGTCATCAGGAGTGTGCTCAGTCACCCCAATCGCGCACCAGTTAGTATTAGCTGGTGGCTGATTAGGCGGCACTGCTTGCCAACGTGGGCGGACGAGCGTGGCAGGCAATCCAGTGATCGCAACTACCGTCGCCTGAAGGGCGTTGGTCAATGCTGGGTCCTCGATCGGCCCACTTGTCGGCGTGAGGAATCCAAGCTCTGTTGATGTATTGTTGCCGCTCATCTTAATTATCTCTTAGATCAATCAGCGGCATCCTACTCTCCTCGTGAGGCAATGAAATTAGGTGTTGGTGATTGTGCCGTCAGTTGCTTAAGCGTGCATATTGCGTGTACCCACCCAGCCCCCCAGTTTGTATAAGACTGAACAGTCGCGACCGTATAATCACGCCCCTGCCAAGTGATGTTATCAGCCGTAGTAGTATCAGAAGGCCCCTCAAGTCTGAACTTAGTATATATATCGATCACTCCACTGACATTTACTAAGTCAGGCATCATGTGCAATGTGCGCCCAGATGCAGGTTGTACGGAACCAAACACTTTCTTTGTTATTGTAGTTCCTGCTTGAGCACGGCCATTGTTATCCACCGTCTGCTGTGCGCGTGTGATAACAAACCAGCTCATAAGCTCCGGCGACGAAAACAGATCAAGCCCGATGTCCAGATCAGTCATTACGGCGTCTCCCCACCTTTAATAGTTTTGCCAGTACCACGGTTGCGGATCACCCATGTTATATGCTTAATATAATCCCCAGTGTCTATAAGTGGCGTCAGGTTCTGCGCCCCCCATGCCTGTATTTGCGTATCAGTAGAATCACTCATCTTAATCAACCGACGTGCGCCGGCCTTAGTTCGCATAAGCCTAGCGCGTACAGTTGCAGCGGCCAGCGGCGGCGGTATCTTACCACGGATGATTTTTTTGACTGAAGACACCGCCCGAGTAGCGGCAATAGTGAGCTGTCTATCAACAGCTTGATCATCACCATCTAGCGCAGATCGCGCAGCTTTCATCATGTTATTTATAGTTTGCTGATGCACGGCTTTGACACCAGGGACCAGATGCGGACGAGCTGGTACATTATGTTTAGGACTGCCGTGTTCCATAACATAACCAATCAACGCATTACCAGCCTTACTGCCGTCCTTCCGACCGTCGCTTGTAGAAGGAATGCCGATCAGCACTCGCTTATGTGTAAGGCCTATGATCTGATCGACCACATCTTGCACTCGATCAACTACAGTCTTCACAGCACGAGGCATTAGTTGGTAATCCTCATCATCTAGGATAAATCACTCCAGGCCACGCCGGTCCGTTATAAGGACCTACATAACTACCTCCGCTAACCTGAACACCGCCCATCCCAGCCATACGAGCAAATCGTAGGTACTGTCGCCCATATATTGTCAGGTTCCAATGTCCGCCCCCGTCCTCAATTGATGATCCAACATCGTAACTAACAGAAGCTCCACCAATGGCTTTACTGGCGACCACGCCAGGAGTTGCAGTGCCAGTCACCCCTTCAAATTCTGCAGCACGATCTTCGCGCTTATTAAGCGCAATAAAATGTGCTGCGAACAGCATGCATCCTATAACCCAAAACTGCCCCCATCGGTTCGGGTCCAAAGCAGCTGGATTATTCACACTGCCAGATGCTGTATTAAGCCAAATCTGTATGGTGCCATCAGGGTAGCTGACACCATCAGCAAAGGCGTTATAAGCCGAACGAAAATCCGATACAGTCGGCGGAGTAGGTCCTGAGTTTTCTGACAACGGCATTGGGTGATCTCCAAGATACAATAACCTGAAGTTGTAATCAGAAGGTATTGACCTTCTGATTACAACTTGAGTTCCATATTGTTTCCCCCAGTACTAGTGAACCCTATATGCTCGTAGAACCCCACAGCCATTTCAGTAGAAAACAATGTCATTTTTTTCATACCGTCTGCCCTAGCTTGTGATATCAAGTTTCTTAATGCAGCACCACCATGACCTGGTACAACAGTTCCTAACCAAACCACTGACGCTGTCTTATTACTATACTGCATAACCCCTAATGCAACTATGTTATTGTTTAGCCAGACTGCTGATGATTTAGTAGTAAAATCAGGGTCTTTTGGCGCACGCGCAACTGCATACAAAAGTTTAAGCGCCTCCGTCATCATATCACCTCCTTGATAAACAGGATCAGAATAAGACCTCCCTTTCATCCTACTGTCTATGTATTTAGATGCCGTTTCCATTTCCTTAACAGACAACTTAGCAGTTGAAACACTATATTTCCGCTTATCACCTAACCCTTTCTTATCAATCTTATTAGTACCAGCTGCTATAGCCTTAACAGTCGTCGTTGGGTTAGTCGACTTACCCCCTTTTGACTTAGCGAACTCGCCTTTATTCTCAGGCTGACCACGAGGGTGCTTACTCTCATCGAACTTAGGAAGAGCGTCCAAGTAGCAAATATCAATAGTTACCATTTGAACGCACCTTTACCTAAATCCGATACAGTCGGCGGAGTAGGTCCTGAGTTCTCAGACATTGCTTATTGCCTCATTCTACGCTGACGAAGACGCACAAAACGACGCTTTATATCATCGCCCATGTACAAGTTACCTTGAGGCGATGCCGCTCCTGTCGATGTATCCCCTGATTCGCGCTTAAAGAACTCGATAGTGCGTGCGCCGGCAATTTCATGTTCGCCCCCCTCTGCATGCTCGCTGCCCTCAGCATGCGCAGTACTATGCGCTTCCCCTCCCCCAGAAGACTCATGTCCTTCAGGAGCTGCTTCACCAGCTGAAGTACCACCACCAGCAGCAGATGGGGTATGTACAGGAGACGCATGGCCTGATATAATAGGAGTACCAACAACAGGCTCAGCATCACTCGATCGCCTTGCCATAAGCTGACGCAATTTAGCCCGTCGCGTACCGCTTATAGTTCTACCCATCATCCCGGCATGAGGTTCAGGCGTACCAAGCAATGGCTTAGGCTCAGAGAAATAGGTGTGATGCTCTCGCTTTACAACCGTACCACGCGGGTCTCGGTGTTCTGATATATCAACAATACGCGACGGTGGCCGATCATCATCACGCGTGGCCAGCATAAACGCATCACGCACATGCATACCTGCCCTTAACGCATCACGAAATATTCTAAGGTGTCTACGCCTGTCATGCCAAGCCACCGGCCCACTATTAGCACCAGTAATTGGTGTCGTGCCGGGAGAATCCGATACGACCATACCAATTGGTCCCTTGTCATCCGGCGGCTTTATTCGATCACGGACAAGCCGCCGGAATGCGTCGTATGATGGCGCTTTAGCCAACAAAGAACGCAAAGCTCGTGTTTGCACCTCATCAAGCGGAGGTCCTTGCGCATCAACCCCGGTTATAGTTCCTTTGTTCTTCGATGCGTAAAATACAGAAGTGCCTTGCTTACTGCCATACTGTTTACGCATCGAAGCTATGATTTTCCGGCCCTTATCTGACAATGGCATTGGGTGATCTCCAAGATGCAATGACCTGAATTTGTAATCAGAAGGTATTGACCTTCTGATTACAAATCGAGTTCCATCTTGCTTCCCCTATTATACACACTAGTGAATCCCATATGCTTGTAGAACCCCGCAGCCATTTCAGTAGAAATCAATGTCATTTTTTTCATACCGTCTGCCCTAGCTTGTGATATCAAGTTTCTTAATGCAGCACCACCATGACCTGGTACAACAGTTCCTAACCACTCCACCGACGCTGTCGTATTACGATAATACATAACCCCTAATGCAACTATGTTATTGTTTAGCCAGACTGCTGATGATTTAGTAAACTTAGGGTCTTCTCGCAAGAGTGAAAGTGCGAGGCGCATCATATCACCTCCTTGATAAACAGGATCAGAATAAGACCTCCCTTTCATCCTACTGTCTATGTATTTAGATGCCGCCCCCATTTCCTTATCAGACAACTTAGCAGAAGAAACACTATATTTCCGCTTATCACCTAACCCTTTCTTATCAATCTTATTAGTACCAGCTGCTATAGCCTTAACAATCGTCGTCGGGTTATTCTGTCCACCTCCACTTGACTTAGCAAACTCACCTTTATTCTCAGGCTGACCACGAGGGTGCTTACTTTCGTCGAACTTAGGAGGAGCGTCCAAGTAGCAAATATCAATAGTTACCATTTGAACGCGCCTTTACCTAAATCTGCACCTCCTTACGCGCCGGACACTTCAACAGCGGAACCGAGCACCTTACGCAGCCGCAGTGCACGGCTATCGCGCACTTGCGCTTTCGCCTGTTCCTCCTCCTGATCAAGCGCGGCCTCAATCAGCCTTAAGCGCGCTTGTCGTCTGGCCTCCTCCTCGATAAAACGCTGAGTACCGGGAATTGCAGGCAGTTGTTCCGGAGGAGTGTCTGAACACCCCTGAGTCATCCAATGATCCGCGTCATCTGGAGCCATATCATAGTAACCAGGCAGTCCACAGTTGGTACCGTTCGCTTTGTACTCCTTGCTGGTGCCGTCCGTACGATTGAGAACAAATGAAGCCATCACACGCACACGCTTCATACCTTCCGGAGTATCAGTTTGATCCGCCGGAGGCACCGACTTATTACCGAACATCTCAGGCCACATCACAACATCTGTCGTGAGTACATCATAAACACCTGGAATATTACAGTTGGTACCATCAGGTCTGAATTTGACAGTGCTACCGTCCGCGCGCTGCATAGCAAACGCGTTCGTAATCGGCACGCGCGTATATCCAGGAGGTATCGGAACTTCATTCGTGAAACGATTCGCATTGGCCGCCGCAGCAAAGGCGCCTTGTGCAACGAGTGTATCCACATTGATAGATACAGGATGCCCCGATGCCTTTGCCTCCTCCTGTGCCAGCCATGCCCGGTACAACGCATCTTTTTGCGTCGCTACCAAATCATCTGCCGCCGACAAGTGAGCGGATGATATCCCCTCAGCCGCATGAGCCTTGTCAGATTCTAGAACCGGATCGAGTTTCGGCGGGTTGACTGGATCACTACCAGCACCAGGCGGCTGATCCGATGCTTGAGTGTTATTGTCCTTCGACGTAGGGTCGTCCTTACGGGCCGCCATAACCAATTCTCCTTCAGTACTGGTTTAGTTAATGTACTTATTTACCAAGCGCTGTCAGGCCACATTAGCCTGACAGCATAAACCATCAGATGCCATCCCGGTAACCAATGGTCTCAGGATATACGACCTCCAGCACGCCAAGCTTGGCGTAGTATGTTGTCAACTGCCAGATACTCCGGTATTCCACTGGAGTATGCTGCATCGGCACCAGCGGAAAGCGCACCCGCTCTTTGTCCTTAGTGTATGCAACCATACGATTGGTTCCACTGACGCCGCCCCCAGTAAGCCACTTCACTTGCTGGATATTCAGCGGTTTGCCGTATGCCGAATTGGTGATCGAGTTGTTGCGAATGAACTCCAAAATAGAAACGTTGCCGGCAGTGCTGACTTTGTTGGACGAAATGAAGCTCCACTGCAACGGCGGCAGCCGCAGTTCAGTCGGAACCAAAGCGGTACCAGAAGCGATGAAAACCGCAGTCAGCAATGCATTGACATCCTGCAGTATCTCATCTGGCGTCTTGATTGCTTGCCCGTTGGCGTTGCACCACTGCGGATAGCCTCCAGCGCCATTCGGAACGTTCGATGGTGTCACCAAAGCCGAATTGAACAGTCCGGTTTTGCCGAAAGTGGTATCACCAGTATAGACCATCTGGTCGACGTCCATTTGATACTTCAGCTTCATGCCGTCGTACTTCTGAGCATCAACCGGCCGGCCTATCTTAGCAGCGGACTCCAGTTCCATCAGAGTCCATCTCAGTTCAAGGCCCCACGGAATAAGTGGGTTAGATATCTTGCCGATATCCAACGAAACGCCTGAGATAGCATTGGACTCCTTGCCAATCCAGGCTTTGCCAGCGGGCGTGATACCGCCAGGACTGGCGAACGATGACAAAGTGAAGGATGATACCTCATCAGCCATCGTAACATCTTCACGAAGATCGATATCACGCCCCCAGGTCACTGCAACCAGCGGCTCGTGCAGATTCTGGTCCAGTCGTTCCAGTTCTCCAACCAAGAACGAGCCGGTACTGTCGATGGTGTACTGCGACACCGAATCGAAAGTCATGAAGTTGTCAGTAGTGTAGTGCGACCGTCTGTCGTGTTTGCGGTTGAACTCCTCCACCCATGCGCGCTCCGGCAAGATAATTGCAGGAGCAGACAGCATGGTATTGACCAGAGGACGGATTGGCTGGATAGCGCTCATTGGTATGATATCTCCTTACAAGAAGTAGAATGTGCAATCAACGACTTATTTAGTAAGCGTCGATTACATCAAGTTGAAGCTGATCTCCGTATAGCCGTTGGCATCAGCCGGTCCTTGGAACAGCGCACCAGTCAGCTGAAAGCCGTTACTGCTGATACCACTATTGTACTCGATACCGCCGACGATGTGGGTACCAGTCGCTGCCGCAGTCCATATCGCCACCTGGCCACCCTTGACTGCGGCATTTGAACCAGACAGCAACACAGATATATAGCCCATACGGCAAACATCCACGATACCAGAACCAGGCGGCGTTGAAGTACCAAGCGGGTCCTGCCCAGAGTTGGTTGGGAAGGATCGCACCAGAAATCCGTAGATATTCGCTGCAGCATCACTGTACGCAGTGACAACAGAGCGAAGGTTACCGGTATTGGCAGTGTTGTTGTTACCCTGTTCAATAACCAGCGGTACCCCGTACGCAGTCGGTGCTCCGGTAGTACCCACCGGAGTAATAGAGCCTGGCTCGATCACCGACGCAAAGGCCCTGTTAATATCACCAGGAATCCCGGCCGGCATGTTAAGCAGATAAGCAACCATGTCCTTAACGCCCTTTCCATCAATTTAGCTTATTAGCATCCATCAGTATCGACTGATACGGATGGTATCAGGTACGCTGTGTCATTCCCTTGTAGAAATCATTATTACGCTTGTTGATGTCACCAATACTCGGCGCTCCTTTGGAGAAGCCGTTTAGCTGCCCACTGTTGCCAAACCGCGGCTGATGCGCCATTCCAGAGTTCTGCTGGCCCACCAACGTAGCAGCTGCGTTGAAAGTCAGATTGACTGAGTCACAGCTGAACGACGCATCATGGAATGACTTAGGCTTGCTCGCACCAAGAACAGCATCTATTGCGGCTTTGCCCTTGTCAGTTCCGTAACTGGCAGTCAAAGTCTTGCGCTTGAATGAGCACATAGCGCCCGATGTAGTGGTAGGCTTTGCCGCCGCGTCAAAGGTAGCCAGCTGAATCCCAGGCATCAGGATTTCAGCCTGTGACAGCATATGAACAAAGGACGTCCGCATACCAGACGAATCCTGAGTTACAGTCCGAGCATCACCGGTCCTCGCACGACGATCTTCATTGAAACGGTTGTCAGGGTCGCGGTTATCAGCCGGACCATAACCACCTTCACCGTCGCTGCCCATAGAGTTCGGATCAGTACCGTTGCCGTTAGGGCTGGTTTGATCATCATCACCTTCCGCCAGCGCCGCCAGCACTTGCTCAATCGCATCAACCCGCTGCATGAGCTGCGCTGCCCAAGGCGGAGGCTGCTCACCTCCTGCTGATGGCGAGGGTTGCCCACCTCCGCCCGCAGGCGCAGGCTTGACAGGCGATCCGGTCGGCGGATCGACAGCATCTTTGCCACCACCAGCCGAACCCGCACCGTGTACATTGATAGTCACATGATGTCCATCAATATCACGATTGTTGTCAGGAGGCATAGCTTCACTAAGGTCATCCCCCGACAGCACCTCGCCCATCATATCCGGGTCCTTCGCCAGCTCGGCGACGACATTGAGCATGCCAGCTTCATCATTTGTTCGCATAGCCGTACGCATACGGCGCTTGAATCCCAAAACCGTACCACGGTTTCCCATCGATCTGTCTCCTACTGAACATTGTGGCCCACAACGACCTCGATCGACAATTGCCACATGATTGCCGATGATATTATGCTGTCGGCCTTTTCCAGGCGCTAACTGTTCATACTCAGCTTCGTAGCCAGCAGACAGCTCGCGTTTGCCATTAATGACAGCATTAATGGCGTCTCGGTTAGTGAAGAGTAGGTCAGCGTACATATAGTCACTATCTAATTGCACACCGTCTCCACGACGAGGGTTTAGTACAACTCCCATCGCTCTGTCATTCCAATTGTCAGGGTCCACCTTATCAGGTGGGTGGTCATCAACAATTGGCTTGCCATTGAAACTGGCAATAGTCTCCGGCCGGAATACCTCATAATCCGGTCGATCAACAAAGATCAAACCAGAATCATTCGATTCCACCGGTATCTCACCATGAGCGTAAGTCTGACTACCAATACGACAGATCGGGCTTTCTAAGGCAAGCAAGTATCCTTCCGGGGTCCATTGCCGTTTGTTGCTGATCTGGTTTACGGTGTAGAACTGCATATCATCAGTCCTTCAAACTGTAGCTCAAGTACTCAACTTTATCACAGCGTCTGCAAGTCCGCTTAGTACCAAAGTGATCATAACACCAGTCATGATCACGCCACCCACAAACTATCACTGACAGGAATCTGATTACCGCGTCCATCGCAGACATTACTTAATTTTGCATTCTGCTGAACGCGACCAGGCAAAATGCCATCAGTTTGATGATTCAGTCCATTCAGCATAGCAAGACAAAACAGACCCAGCCTGAAACGATGTCGCATTGGCGTTCATTGCGAATACCATTCCAGTACCTCGCAAAATAACCTCCTTGTCATTGCGTGATCCAAAGTCCCACGTCATCGCCCCCGCAGCAGCAGCAGTCGCAGCAACAGAAGTGCCGATCGCGCCAATACGAACAGTGCCAATCGCAGTCCCAAGCGTTCCTGGGTTCACAGTATAAGCGCGAACAACAGCAGTCCCGGCGACGTCGTTTGAATCGTTCGGAACCACGGTTAGTGATGTTGAGGTCCCTGTCGCGTTAGCAGTGCTTCGCACCACACCCTGCACCATACTAGTCCCGGATGCAGTGCTGACTCCTGAGCAACTCATCACTTTAATCCGCACAACCATAGTGGCTGATCCAGTGATGGTAAAGAAGTCAGTGGCTGATGCAGCAGGCACCAACCCAACGATAGCCGCTGAGTATGACGCAACCCTGGTCGGGATGTCGTATACAGCATCGATTGCCATTGCTGGTTTGGTCATATCAGCAAAAAGCAATGAAGCAGCAACGCCAGCAAGCAACAATTTACGCATGTTCAAGCTCCTTGTGGTTTGTCGAGTTAAGTCATAAGTCAATTAGTGATAGTTGCAACGCGCATATATAGCTTATTGTTCCAATAATACGCTTGCAACACCTCACAGCCTTGTCCGTGTCGTAGTAGGATTTCTCGCTCGTGCTTATAGGGCCCCGGAGCGATCGGATAAAACCCGAGAGCGGGAGTACCCTTACGAACCAGAATTTCCATGTTAATCTCACCACTCATAGCTGCTTTCCCAGCTGATGTCGATATAAAGCCGTCCTGGTGGAATCGCGCTGGTAGTCCTTTTTTTAGCGATGATAACAGTGTCTTAACTAATCCTTCAGGTAGTGTCATACCACGATTAACTACAAAATCCTGCTCGGTTATAGCATCCTCAGTAGCAAACAAATCATCAATAGCTTTAATAGTCGCTACTAGCTCAGGATGAGCATCTGCATTTACCGGGTTTCGTAACAGATTATTGATCGAACCGGACCCACTGATGTAATTCTTACAAGCTTCTTTGTACTTGCCAGGTATTTTGTCCCACGCAGCATTGTCAGCTATTTTGAAATAATCAACCAACTTCGCCGCATCGTAGTCCGTCGGCTTATAAGCCTTCTCATACTCCGCCATAGCCTTCTTCCATGATGCCACCGGATTTTCCGGCTGGAGCACCTTATGTTCCACAGGAGTATTAGACGTCGGATTGGGAACATGAGGTGTAGCTGTTTTAGCCTCTCCTGGTGCAATGGTATTAAGTAGCTGATTTCCGTACTTCTCGGCGTAGCCGCCCTTGTAAATCTTACTGATAAACTCTTTAAGCTCAGCAACCTTGTTGGCTACCGCCAGTTCATACATCTGCTGCTGAGTCTGACTTGCGGGATTCGGCAAAGGAATCACAACATCAGGCAGATTAACCTCAGGTTCCAGCTCAGGAGCTACAGAAGAAGCAGCGGGCGAAGATTTTTTAGGCTCATTATAATGCAACTCGGATGCGTATGTTTTTTGCAACTTCTCAATAGATGCAGCATGCTTGAGATTGTTTTTCTTGAGTTCGCCTATTACAGCGTTTGCGTAATCAATTACCTCATTCTCACCAGGATGATTCAGTACAACATTAACAATCTTAATCGCCTTCACATCAGGAAAAAAATGACCAGCAATGATATCATAAATAGCATCGATGCCACTCACTTTCTTAGCAGGTTCCGGCTTTTGCTCCACTTTCTTAGCAGGTTCCGGCTTTTGCTCCACTTTCTTAGCAGGTTCCGGCTTTTGCTCCACTTTCTTAGCAGGTTCCGGCTTTTGCTCCACTTTCGCCTTAACCTCAGGTTCCAGCTTAGGAGCTGCCGATGGATTACCAGCACCTAGCGGCGATGCTTTACCAAGCGCCATAGAACTTAGTCCATGGTGCTTTTCCATAGCCCTAAGCACTGTATTAGCATACGATGATACATTCATATGCTTATACTGCTTAGTAATAGCATGAATCTTTGCGGCTCTCTCCTGGATTGATTCAGCCCCATTTGCGGCACTCTGAATCATGCCCATCGGTTTCGCATGAAAATGTGTCTTAGGAGGTGGAGCCGTGAATACACCTGATCCTTTCGATACAAACTCGCCCTTATTCTCAGGCTGACCACGAGGGTGCTTACTCTCGTCGAACTTATGCGGAGCGTCATCAATATAGTTGATATCAACGGTGAGGACGTACACCACGCGATTGCCTCCTATGCAAAAATCGCTGCAGTCGCTGTTGCGGGGTCATCGTAGATGCGTCTTCAGTAGGCTTGTCACCCTCCGGCGTATCGTCCTCCAGCGTACCATCATCCTTGACCACTTTACCATTGATAGTAAGTATCATAGGTGATGCGAACCTTTCCAAGTTCGGATCAGCGTCGATATCAGCCTGAGTGTACTGCTTAATTTTATCGGCCATCACTAAACTCCTTAGGATCGAACCCCAACAACGCAACCACATCGGGCGGCGTAACCACCAGCTCTTCGTCGTTGTCCAACAGATCAAATATAGTAGGCTTGATCATGCGCAGATCAGGCGGTGGACTATCAGCTGCGCCGTAGTGTACTTCCGGCAGCTGATTATTGATCAACTGGCTCATGACTTATCCTCCTAAAGCAGATTGCCAACCACTGAACACCTGCGGCGGGATGTATGACTGTAGTGCAACAGTCGGAGTATTACCTAATCGCGCTGACACTACCGTTGCGACATCCCTTACAGCCTTTTTGTACTGAGCTGCGTTCTGAGGAGGTGGCAGCCGATTAACTTCAGCATTAGCCACTTTAGCTGCAAGCAGTGTCCGGAAGTCCTTGCTTTTGAATTTACCGAATCCGTGCACGTAATTAAGCATGCTTCCTGCTGAAACACGCGGAAATAACTGTCCATTAGGACCTGACGCATCAGCGCGGCGCTTAAGCATATCAGCGAGATTTGGATCATCTACCGGCAAATCAAGTGCCACACCTTTCTTGCCAGTGAATTGCAGGCGCACTCCATCTTTACCCACCTTCACATGACGGCCTTCGAGAGTAGTAGCCCCGTAAGCTTTAGTTGCTGCTTTAGTATCTTCCTCACTACCAGGCCGAACTCCCATACTCATGATAAGTGATACAGCATCCGCATGATCTCGCACAGAAGGATTCTGGCTCTTCTGATTAAGAGCGTTATTGGCTTGAATCGGCGCAAGTTGCTTCTCCAGTATCAAGACGCGCTCAAACTTAGCTGCCGACTGTGATTGCGAAAAGCTCTTATAATACATATACTGCTTACGACCCGCAGCATCATAACCGGTCACCTGTAGCGCCGCATGTGGATCATGACTGATATAAATGTTCTTCCAGGCCGGCGGGATACGCATAACACGCAAGTGCTCTGGCCACTGCTCACGGTCCGGAGGTGCCGGTTGGAGATGTGCCGAGGCAGAGACTTTGCCTCCAGTGCTGCCACCTGCTTTAGACGCAAACTCCCCAGCATTTTCAGGCTGGCCTCGTGGATGTAAAACCTCACTGAAATCGTCTAAGTACATAACATCAACAGTTACATCATGCGTACCATCACCAACACGCTTTGTGATATCCTGCTTACGCGCAATCAACCGATTTGCTAAGGAGGTACGATCCGATTCCGAGCCCGGCCCATACCTCTGAACAATAGCCTGAATTGTTTTGTCCGGAACTGAAGTAACAGCCTCAGCAGATTCAGCCAGCTGCTCTTTGCTCATGGAACCGAATAAAGTATGCGTTTGAACGTACTTTTTGTCGCGCATACTATCCCACTCGGTTACTTTATCACCAAAAGAGTCCCCTTTAGGAGCACCTTGCGCACGATACAACAGTGATCCCCCAGGGTCGAGTGTTGTCATTTCACCATCGATCATTCCCTGATTGTCGTATTCAAACCCGGCCGCATCCCGATTTGCCAACCACGCATGAGCAGCAAAGTGCTGCTGAGCAGCCTCGCGATCTTCCTGGTCAGTATGGTCGATCAGATCAATATTCGGTACCCACGGAGTTGCTGTACCAATCGTGCCATCTGACATCTTAACCAATCGCATGTCAAGTACCGGGGCGTTGGCAGCTTCATACAACTTAGCTGCCAATACTTCATTCCTAGCATGTGATTCAGATTTGCTCTGCTTGATATAGAACTTGTTGCCTTTACCGTCTTCGTACTTTCCGCCTGGATTAGTTCCTAGCTGACCTCCAATCTTCTTCATAGTACCAAGGGCGATAGGCTGATCCCGCTCAGTACTAGAAGCTGGCACCTCAACAGGAGTATTTGCTGATGCTGGTTTATCATCAGGCTTTGGATTCGGATCGTATTGCTTAGCAACTGGCTTAGCACCAAGATACTGCTGTGCCATCTTACGATCGACACTACGATTCAAGAAGTCATGCAACTTATCAACCGGCGCCAGAATAACAGCTTCAGACTCCCAGCCGTGATCAGCTGGCGTACCTCCCACCCGCTTTGCAAAGTAATAACGCACCATTGAAGTATCACGATCTACGTCACCTGCGTAACCAGTCAATTCAACCTTAAGCCCAGTCTCCTCGTACGCCTCCTTGATGGCGTTGGCGCGCAATGATAGGTCGGCGTCTTGCTCCCCTTTCGGAAAGGTGTGTTTATATCCACCGTATTTATCCGTCGGCTTCATCAACCAGACACGACCGTCAGGCTCTTTGATGATAACACCAGAGCCCCGTATTTTGTGGTTAGGTAGAGGGGGCAACTTAGGCGCATCGATATTAACCTTGTTTGCTAACGCCTCCCACCCACTTGCTTTAGTCGGTGGACTCCAAGTAGCAAACTTAACTCCATGCAGACTACCAGACGGCGGTTTGGCTTTGCTATAGGTCTCTGCCTTAGTATTACCACTTCCACCACTGCCAGACCCTTTAGAAGCGAACTCGCCTTTATTCTCAGGCTGACCACGAGGGTGATCCGCTTCATTGAAAGCATCATCTGTCGCTTTCATACCAAACGCACGACGCAATCCCGCAGGCCACTTATTCGGAGCCGGGTTGGATACATCATCAATTTGACCAGTGCGATCATATTGAGTAACTCGCACATCCAGATCACCCAGCTTATAAGTCGGTATCCCATCAATCGGCTTTCGCGGTGGGGCATCATAAGCCACAATCCACTCAGCACTCTTAGGTGCTTTTGGGTCTCTCAATGGGTGCGCCTGATCACTTAATGAGTTCTTAATATCCTCATGCGTGTACTTCCAACCGTCCACAACAGCAATATCGTTACCCCATGACACTATGCGTGCAACACCTCTATCATGTTTCTCAAGCTCGATCTGTCGTCTAAACATACTTAGGATAGGAGCATTACCAACTGGGTTGACAATAACAGGAACCGTACGCCTATATGAATCACCGCGGACTACTTCTGTTTTCATAAGTGGTTCGCTGGATGATGAAGAAGAAGCGAACTCGCCTTTATTCTCAGGCTGACCTCTCGGGTGATCTGCTTCATTGAAAGCGTCTGCTGTGTCGCCTGCGCCAATGCATCGATCACATTCACAAGCAGCCGCATCTAAAGTATGAGTAAGCCGCTTAACTTCCTGCTTCTGTATCCCCTGCGCCGCATCATAATCACCAACAAGAACACCATCGCCCGGCTTGTAGATTTGCTGGTGCTTAGGATCATAAACCATAAACACCACATCAGGTCTACCGTTGTTGAACGGCTCCATGGCTTCGTAATCCCAGCCATCAGGCGCGTAATCACCATCGAACTTAATACGCGATACAGCCTTAAAGTGGTTGTTGCTGTAGAAGGTCGGCAGAACAGTATCAAAACAATCCAACCGGCGCCCACCTTCTGCGACAGCATGCGCCAGTGCTGTAATTGCAACCTTCTTATGAGGTGATTCAGGATGCTTGAACACCGAGACAATATCATCGCCCTTCAGTGCAAAGCCGGCGGACTTATCAGGAGTTAGGTAAGTTCGCATCTCAGCGTACTCACCAGGCTCATAAGTATGGACTGCGGCGCCATTTCTGCTTGCGGCCTTCGCAGCAGAAATAGCCTTGTAGAAGTCAGTCGGAGATTGAGCCCGCGCAAACGTTACAGCGCTCCCATGTCCTTCAACAAACTCTCTACCTGTTCCCGGGTGAGTTTCGGATAATCTTTCAGCAGCCGCTGGATCATCACCTCGTCGCTTAGTAATGGTGGTGGAAGCTTCAGCTGGTCCTCTTGGCCCTCTTGGTTCTGTTGGTTCTGTTGGTCTGGCATAGCGTCGTCCTTTCCCAAACAGTATCCTACCAGCGTGTTTACCGCCGGCCACACGCGCGAACTGTCCAGCGTTATGTAGCTGCCCACGAGGATGTAAAGCCTCGTTGAAGCTCTCAGAGTCCAGGTACCTGATACGAATCCGCGTCATTGCATTAAGTACCTTTATAGAAGGTTAACCTGTCACGACTAATTATGCACAAAGTGAAATAACAGGGTAATCCCCCAGCCGACTACGGCGAGCACCATCCCCATCGTCGCGCCCATGGCGTTGCGCTGTGCAGTAATTTTGTACGATTCGGATTGCGAGCGCTGTTCCTCGGCTATCTTCTGGGCGTCGTTGCGCTCGGTGTAGAGGCGTTCAAGGTCTTTGTTGTACACCTCACGCAAGACAAAGGCATCACGCATGCCTGTTAAAGTCGCATGCTCCCCATTCAGGTGGTTTAGGCGCCGCTCGTATTCGACCGCCTGCAAAACCAGCGCCTTTTCGTAGTTGTCCATCCGCACGCCGAACAGTCTCTCAGCGTCGGCCACCCGCCGGTCGATCAGCTGGCTGATCTGATCGCCAGTCAACGAGTCGGTCATAATATAGATGCCCAAGACATAAAACACTCCTTATATTAAGCAGCGTTCGTCGACAACCACTCCTTAGCCCATGCTGGCGCGTACTTACTAGGTTCGTCCCCAGGCAGTATAGGTTCTGGCCAGCAACGACAGTTGTATATAGCCCCCGCGTGAGCCCGTTCCCCACGTGTACCGGCAATAGGCGGCGCACTCCACAGCTGATAAGTACCATTTAGCTTACGATGACTGCCCATCGCCAAAGTATTCAACTTAGCAAAGTTAGGCGTACCAATCTCCGGACGCACTAGGTAGTCGTTGGCACTACGCCAGATATAACCTGGAGACCCGATATATTCAGCTCTGATTTGGGTTACTGATGAAGCAACTCGTCCGGTCTCCGTGCGTGCAATAAGCATCGCTCTGGCTTTAGTTACTTCACCGGTCTGCAAGATATGCTGTACTAGTTGATCCGGCCGTGCCCCAGAATATAAGTTACCGGTTACTATCTGATGCACCCTAAGCGCGGCGTCGCGCGGCAGTGATGTAATAAGATCAACCTGCGAGTCCATAAGCTGTTGCAGCCTATCACCGAAAGGCGTCTCTGTGATTTCACGCCTTAGTGACATACCCATTAGGTTACCATACCGCACCCAGGCGTTCCCATCCCGGCGCTGAACATCTGCGAGCATACGAGCAGCCGTCGATCTGGCCCAAGGCCGCAGAATATCACCGTACCGCTCAAGTATCCGCTGCAGCTCGTCCAGCATGGCCGGGGTTGCCGGCATCATCCCCTTGACCAGCGCATCAATGTGCATGGCGATCTTGCGCAATTGAGCAGAATAGTAATATTCGGCATTGCGTATCTTAGCAAAAGCAGCACGCTCCTGCTGCGTCTCTCGATAAGCGTCTCTAGTTTCTTGGTATGACAGAATCATCACTCAACAAACCGATCAGGGTATTTGTTCTTCATGTGGTCCCAAAAGCCGCCCGACAAATCAACATGTACAGCAAACTTGTAATCAGGCATTGACTTCATCATAGCATCCACTATCTTACCACCCGCTCCTTTTTTATTGCTGGTGATTTCATACACAGCAGCAACGCGTTCGGACTTGAACAGCTTAACCGCGATACCAGTAACATCCGGAGTACCTGGAGTAGTTTGCGGAGTACCGTACGCTAACTTATTACTCGCCAGTACCCACGATACATCGCTGTTGTTTTTATCCCCACTAATCTTTGTATGTACCAGCGACGGGACCGCTTTCTGTAAGCTATTTATTAAGTTAGGCTCAGGACTGCCAGACGGCAATGGGACTTGTTTAGTCGGTACTTGCTTTGTTGATGCAACAGGCGCCTGTTTAGTTAATGCTGGCTTAGCAGCGTTAACCTGCTTTGCTGCTTTCAGTTTGTTGTACGCATGCAGCATTTTCTGCAAAGCCGCCGGACGATCAGCAGGTCCTGATGATAAGTACTCCTGATACAGGTACTTATGATTCGCTCGCAGCGCAGAAATTGATGCAGGTCCAGATACCGGAGCCGTGGATACACCTGATCCTTTCGATACAAACTCGCCCTTATTCTTAGGCTGACCACGAGGATGATCCCCCTCGTTGAATTTAGGCGGAGCATCATTATAGTTGATGTCGATTGTCAGCGTGTACACAGTACAGCCTCACACATCACAAGATCGGACGCAAACCGCCGCTTATCGGTATGATGTAAAGCGCCAGAATAACAGCTTCAATAACGAAGCATACCATCTTAAATGGTTGCGGCATCACCGAAAACCAGGTCAGCAGAAACAGCACTAGAAGGGATAGCATAGAAGCCAACATGACATTCACACTCCTAAAACCACACCAATTAAAAAATCCCCACCGTCAGAAAGGGGCGAAAACGGTGGGGCAAGTTTAAGTGGGAGGAAACAACAAGCCGGATAACCTCCGACCCGGCCCGGACCCACGCAGAACCTCCTACGTGGATTGATTAGCCTAAACCAGAGCTGCTTATTTTATGACCCGCTCTGTTTCTGCCGATCTATCGATCAGGCATAGGCAAAAGGTGTAAGTGATAATCTCGGCTGTAACCAGATACAGCGCAAGCTACCGGAACAGCAGGAACAGAATCACGATCAGCACCAGCAGGCCGATACCACCACCGCCGTAGTAGCCCGGCCCCCAGCCGTTGACGTGGCCGTAATAGCCTCCGAAGCCACCGAACAGCAAAAGCACAATAACGACGATGATGATTAGGTTCACGGCACGCATCCTTTCGTTGTGGGGTTATACGCATTATTCCATTCAGCCATCGGTGCTGATTGGCGCACGGATTCGTTCTGCCATTGATGGACTGTACTCAAAGTATCGCCTGTACCCACGCTCTGTCCAGACTATATCAGCGGCTAGTACAGCTGCCCAAAAAAGACTACCTGCGTAATTATCACCAATGGCAATCGGTTTGCCAGTTTTGATGTCCTTGCTGGGATCATAAGGACTAGCTGGATTCGGTATGCCTTCGATAATACCAACCCGACCAACCGATGGCTTGCCTATCTCAGCTCTGCTCTTGCCGCAATTGACTAAGTAGTATCGCTTGCCCGGCGAGCCTTTGAACTTGCGAATCATTGTACTATAAAGCCACACAATGGTATTAACAAAGCTCGCAGATTAAACATCACACCAGCCCTTTATCAATCGCATAGGACGTCGGCAACGTCAAGACACCATCATCATATTGACCTAATGATTTAGGTATCCAGACTTTATGCCTGCCGTCCGGCGACACCAACCACGCCTTTTCAGTTTGGTGGATCAGATCAACATCAACATCAATTATCTCCGCACCCTTCTTAGGCATACCACACTCCCTAATAGATCAAACGATCACCCGACCGTATGTCCATTAGTAATATACCCGTGCCACCCACATCCTGCATACTTTACTGATGGATCATCCGGTTTATGCGCCAGACAATTGATCGATGGTGTTATAGTAGGAGCAACACGATCACCGTTCCATTTCCACACAGGGTGTTTACCATCATCGGCAGGTCCACCTTTTATTCGTAAGTAGTTACACTCACCGTGCCCACGAGGACATTTGAGCCCGAAGTACGCCGGTAATTGCGGAGGTTCGTCTTTGACAACGTAATCACCTACATTAGATGTGTTGATCACTCGAAAGCCGTCCACATTGATCTCATAAAACCTTACATCAAAAATGATAAAGCCTTCCATCACGCACTCCCATGCGCTTCTGATGTAACTACAGGATCAGTACCGTACCGCCAACGCCCTATCCAACTTAACAAAGCATTGATATCCATTTCACGCAATTTGCCAATCCGATCACGCCCGCGCCCATCCGAAAACGCTGCGGCGTAAGTACTAAGAGCGTCAACCCGCGTATCAAACCCTAGCATCACCTTGTATTCATCAAAGCGCTTTCCATCCGGCTCAACTTGCTCAATCACCCAGACTTTATCACTTTTCAGATTCGGACCAACGAAAGCATCAGTCTGCTCTCTAGGTCCTTCAGCTGAATTAGTCCCCATAATATAGCCGTAGTCCGCCGGCATATTCACCGACCAGCCATATCCCAATCGACGCTCGCCCTTGTGAGTTTCAATCACCACCGGAACACCACCAATATTCACTAAGGAACGTCCGACACTGGAATCACCGATATGTACCCTAGTACCGACCTCAGGGAGGTTGATGATACTACTTAGACCTCTCGCAAAGTTGATGCGTGCTAAAGTAAGAGGATCATCATCAGGCCCTACAACATCATCATCGGCAGGAGCCGGTACCGAGGTACCATTCATAGGCTTAGCACTTGCGCCAGCAGGCATCTGCTGTGGAGTTGTGGGAGGTTTGGGGGAAGGTGCGGGTGATTGCTCAGCATGTCCGCTTACTGAATTGCTCGGATCAGCTCCAGGCATATCCGGCATAGGCGGCGCCGGCGGTTGTTGACCTGCGGCCTCAATATCTTCATCAGTAATATTAGAACCAAATCCTGTCACACGCGACCATTGCCGGACTTCCTTCATTGCAATTTTAGGCGTAAAGACACCATCTTGCAGCAGCTGACTAGTTGCTCCGGCAATCGTACCTGCAATCGTCGACTTCTCGGATTGCTGAAGTTGCCAAAGCGGCTTAAACGAGAAATTAAAGCCATTAGGCAATGGAACACCAAACCGAGATCGATGCGTAATATCCAGTAGAAAGGTTACCGGCGATTTGATGGTTGTCTCCTGTCCTGACTTAATTCCATCATAGTAATTGCGTAGATCACTATCACCGGTAGAGTTCATACCAGCTGGAGACTGCCCGAACAACCGGGTCATCGGGATATCAGCC